CCCAAAGAAGAAATGAGCGAAGAAGTTTCTGAAGAAGAAGTTAAGGAAGAACTTAACGAAGAAGTACAGGAAGTAAAAGAGGAACTATCAGCAGAAGAGCCTGTTGCTAAAGTAACTCACAATCCTGAAAAAGAAGAAAAGAAAATAAACTTAAATGTTTACGGACAAAAAAGAGAAATGAATACTATGGATAGAGTATTCTCTAAAATTGCAAACATTAAAAAATAATAAATAAAAAATGGCAACAACTACATCTATTACAAGTACTTATGCAGGTGAGTTTGCAGGACAATACATTTCTGCTGCTCTATTAAGTGCTTCAACTATTGAAAACGGAGGGATTACAGTTAAACCTAACGTTAAATTTAAAGAAACAATCAAGAAAGTATCTACTGATGACATCGTTAAAGATGCTTCTTGTGACTTTACGGCTACATCTACAATCACTCTTACAGAAAGAGTTTTACAACCTGAATTTCAGCAAGTGAACTTACAACTTTGTAAGAAAGATTTTATCTCTGATTGGGAAGCAGTACAAATGGGGTATTCTGCACACCACGATTTACCTCCTGCATTTAGTGACTTTTTAATTGCTCACGTAGCAGCTAAAGTAGCACAGAGAACAGAAAACTCTATTTGGGCAGGAGATACTTCTACAAGTGGACAGTTTAACGGTCTTACTACTCAAATTGCATTAGACGCTGATTTACCTGCTGCACAAGAAGTTGCAGGGACTACAGTAACTGCTGCTAACGTAATTACAGAACTTGGGAGCATTGTTGATGCTATTCCTTCTACTCTTTACGGAAATGAGGACTTAAACGTATATGTATCACAAAACATTGCACGTGCTTATGTAAGAGCGTTAGGTGGATTTGGAGCTTCAGGATTAGGTGCTGCAGGTACAAACAATGAAGGTACTCAATGGTGGAATAACGGAAGCCTTTCTTTTGATGGTGTAAAATTATTCGTAGCTAACGGATTAGCAGACAACACAGCAGTAGCTGCTGAAAAATCTAACTTATACTTTGGTACAGGTCTTTTAGCTGACCACAACGAAGTAAAAGTATTAGATATGAGCGACCTTGATGGTTCTGATAACATCAGAGTGGTAATGAGATTTACTGCAGGTGTACAATATGGTATTGTTGATGACATCGTAACTTACGGTATCACTAACTCTGCTAACTAATAAACAGATTAACTAACTAAAGAGGGTGGGTAAGCCGAGTATGTGCCTACCTACCCTTTTTTAATTTATAAAATATGGCTTGTGATTTAACACTTGGTAGAAAAGAACCCTGCAAAGATGTAGTTGGTGGTCTACGTGCAGTATATTTCGTTGATTTTGGCGATTTAGGTACTGTTACGCAAACAGATGACGAAATTACAGATATGACAGGAGACAGTTCTAACAATCTTACCGCATACAAATATGAACTAAAAGGGAATAGTAGCTTTGAACAAGCTATTACTTCAAGCCGTGAAAACGGAACGACTTTCTTTGAGCAAACTTTAAACCTTACGCTTAAAAAGCTGTCTAAAGAAGATAACAAAGAATTAAAGCTATTAGCATTTGGTAGACCTCACGTAGCTGTTGAAGATTACAACGGAAACGTATTTGTAATGGGTCTTGAACACGGTGCTGAAGTAACAGGAGGTACGATTTCTACAGGAGCAGCTATGGGAGACCTTTCAGGATATACCCTAACTCTTTCTGCACAGGAATTGAAACCTGCAAACTTTGTAGACAGTCCAACTGCTGCAGACCCATTTGATGGAATGGCAGGATTAACAGGTACTGTAACTATTACAGAAGGAACAAACTCTTAAACCGAGTTTCATTTGAGAAAGAAGGGTGGCTATATGCTGCCCTTTTTTTTGCTTTATAAATAACAAAATCCAAAAAGTTTTATTGTATAAATATGATTGTATTAGAAGAAAGTACAAGTGCGCAAACTATTAATTTAATACCACGAAAGTTTACAAGTGGGGATAGTTACAATGTTACAATAGTAAATGAAACAACTAATGCAGAAGTATATAACGTAGATACAACTTCAATAGCTGAACTACTTTATCACAATACTTATACTGCGGTGTTTCCTGTAAAGCAGGATATAACATATACACTTACTATTAAAGATGGTTCTGAAGTTATATATAAAGATAAAATCTTTTGTACAAATCAAGCAGACCTTACAGACTACACTATTAATAGTGGTGCTTATATTGCAAATGATACAGATAACGAATTTATTACATTCTAATGGATAACTTACACATAGTTAATTTAGCATCCTACAATAGACCTAAAATCAGCGAGGACAAAAATCGTGAATGGGTAGAGTATGGAGAAGATAACGACTACTACTCCTATCTAATAGACCTTTACACCAACTCAACTACTAACCATTCAATTATAAATGGTATTAGTAATATGATTTACGGAAAAGGTCTTGATGCTTTAGATAGTAGCAAAAAACCTGATGAGTACGCTGCAATGCGTTCTATATTTTCTGATAGTTGTTTAAGAAAAGTAGTACTTGACTTAAAACTATTAGGCGAAGGTTCTTTTCAAGTCTTATACCAAAAAGGTGAAGTTAAAAAAGCAGAACACTTTCCAAGACAAACACTACGCGCAGAGAAATGCAACGAAGATGGAGAAATAGAAGCATATTATTATCATCCTGATTGGTCTAAAGTAAAACGTAGTGACAAACCACAACGAATAGCTGCTTTTGGTTTTGGTAACGGTAACGAACCTGAAATTAAAATAGTAAAAAAATACGTATCAGGATATGACTATTACTGTCCTGTAGATTATCAGGGTGGATTGGCTTATGCTGAATTAGAATCAGAGATAGCAGACTATTTAATTAACGATGTACAAAACGGATTTAGCGGAACTAAAGTAGTCAACTTTAATAACGGTGTTCCTGATAGAGAAAAGCAAATGCAGATTAAGTCTGATGTGATGCACAAACTTACAGGAGCAAGAGGTGAGAAAGTAGTAATTGCATTTAACAACAACGCTGAATCTAAAACAACAGTAGACGATATACCTTTAAACGATGCACCACAACACTACGAATACTTATCTAATGAGTGTTCCTCTAAATTAATTGTAGCACACAGGGTAACAAGTCCTTTACTTTTAGGAATCAGAACAGAAAACAATGGATTAGGGTCTAATGCAGACGAAATAAAGACCGCTGCGCTACTTTTTGACAATATTACTATAAAACCATACCAAGACCTATTAACGGACTGTATGGACGATATATTAGCGGTTAATGGAATATCTCTTAAACTTTATTTTAAAACACTTCAGCCTCTTGCTTTTATCGACACCGACAACGCTATTACTGACGAATCACGTGAAGAAGAAACAGGAGTTAAATTATCTGCAGAGTTTGATGACAACAAAATGTTTGACTTACTTGATGAGTTTGGTGAGGAAGAAGATTTAGAGAATTGGGTATTAGTAGACGAAAGAGAAGTTGACTACGACCAAGAAGAAGCATTAGATAAAATGATTGGTTTAGCTTCAACAGGAACTGCAAGACCTAACGCTACAAGTGAGCAAGATGGTGAAGTAGAAGATATGAAGTTTAAAGTACGTTATCAATATTCACCATTAAGAACACAATCTAATTCAAGAGAGTTTTGCAAAAAGATGGTATCTGCTAAAAAGATATACCGTAAAGAGGATATAATGCAGATGAGTACAAGAGCGGTAAATGCAGGATGGGGATTAAACGGTGCTGACACTTACGATATATGGTTATATAAAGGTGGAGGTGCTTGTCATCATTTTTGGATGCGTAAGACGTATATGGCAGTAGATGTTAAACCTGATGCTACTAACCCAAATGCAGAGATAAGTGTAAACAAGGCAAAGAAAGAGGGATTTAAACCTGAAACAAATGACCCTAAAGTTGCAAAGCGACCAAAGGATATGCCTAATCAAGGATTTGTAAATAAGTAAGAAATGGCAGATGCACTATTCATAACAAGAAAAGATTTAGTAAAGTTTAGTTCTTTAAACGGAAACGTAGATACTGACAAGTTCTTACAATACATAAAAATAGCACAAGATATACATATCCAAAACTATTTAGGAACTGACCTTTATAACAAGATTCAAGCTGATATAGAGGGAAGCACTTTAGCAGGAGACTATTTAGCACTTGTAAACGAACATATAAAGCCTATGCTGATACATTGGGCATTAGTTGAGTACTTACCCTTCGCAGCATATACAATCGCTAATAAAGGTGTATTTAAGCACAGTTCTGAAAACGCTACAAACGTAGAAAAAAATGAAATAGATTTCTTAATAGAAAAAGAAAGAAACGTAGCACAGTATTATACTGATAGATTCATTAATTATATGAGTTTTGAGGCAAGTTCAAAGTTTCCTGAATACTACACAAATAGTAATGATGATGTTTACCCTGATAAAGATGCAAGTTTTGAAGGATGGGTATTATGAAATATAAACCAAAACAAGAAAATGTAAATAAGTTAAAGCAGTATTTGACTTATATAACAAAAACCAAAAAAAGTAATTGTTATAATATAAATAAAAGTAAATGAGTTACGGTTCAGTATATTCAGTTTCTTGGTGGGGAAACGTAAATGAGGCAAATGGATGGGGTATAGTATATCCTTTTGATTCAGATGGTTCTTTTTTTACAGTAGACACTAATTCAATAACTTCTGATACCACACAATATAAAGCAGACGCAACACAATTTTAAGATATGGCAAAACAGAGTATAGGAATAGGTAGTGCAGCAAACGATGGGACAGGTGACCCATTAAGAACTGCATTTGATAAAGTTAACGACAACTTTGATGAGGTGTACGCAGATGATTTCGTTACACACGATAGATTAGCAGCAAGATATACTGAATCTAGTGCTGTAACTTCAGCAGCAGCAATAACTATAGACACTTCATCAGCAGATATATTTACTTGGACAGCAGGTCATTCTACTACAGTAGCTTTTACAAATGTAGAAGTAGGTTCTACTTGTGTTCTAGCAGTTACAGGTGGTGGTTCTAGCTACACATTAGCACTAGGTAATATAAACGGTTCGGCAGGTACATTTAATAGATTAGGGGGTACTTATGATGACACCTCATCTACAAAGAACCTAATAGAATTTAAATTTATATCAACATCAGAGGCTTGGTATCAAATCTCACAAATAGCATCATAATGGCATACGCAATTAATAGAAACGGGGTTATACAGGTATATTCTTCAATACCTAAAGTATTCAAAGGAAGTCAAAAGGAATATCTAGGAGGTTTTGACCAACTAACAAGAGCCGAGCAGAAAGCAGAGGGATTGTTTGATGTTGTAATGCCTGATGGTTATAATTCACAGATTCACGATTTAGGTGAAATCTTTTGGGATTCTGCAAATACACAATTTACATATCCAAAGACTAATAAGACTTGGAGTCAAACAGTAGCAGAGTTAAAAGAACAGAAGATAGCTAATCTTAAATCTAGTGCTAACAGTAAACTTGCTGAAACTGATTGGGTGATTATTAGAGATACGGAATTAGGTAATACTACTGACTCTGCAATTACAGATGCAAGGGCAGCGATTAGAACAACTGTAGCAACAAAAGAAAGTGAGATAAACGCAAAGACCACAAAGGCACAAGTAGTACAGTACGATATATCTTTATAATATGGCTTTAAATAGAAAGACATTTAAAAAAGCTGCTGCTGCGGTAGCAGATACTAATTTACCATCAGGTTACTTCAATACCGTACTCTATACAGGGAATGGTTCTACTCAACGTATTGGTGGGTATATAAATAGAGGTGCAATATTTAATGGGAGTAGTAGTAGGATATCAATCTCTCCAATAAATGGTTTATCAGATGTTAGTGTATCTTGTTGGTTAAGGTCATCTAATTCAACCTCAACAGCAAGTGTTGGTATTATAGAACTTAATAATGATACATCATCTTCGGGATGGGCAGGAACTTTATCTGTACTTTATAAATATTCTAATGGCACAATTTATGTTAGGTCAGGAAATGGTTCAAGTACGGAAACTAATATTTTAGT